TGGTTTTAGCCATTTTCTCATAATATTGGTCAACATGTCTTAACCAATCATATTTAGCCTGTCTAAACTCTTCACCTTCCCAAGAAAATTCTTGGTAGTACATGTCTTTTGTAACAATAAAATTAACACCTCTATTAATAGGTTCACCAAACATGTCTTCAAATGCCATAGCATATGCTGCAAGTTGTATTCTATAAGAATCATGTAACCAATCTTTTCTCTTAGGCTTATTTGAATTCTTATGATCACATACAGTAAGCTTTCCATCATGAATACCTATTAAGTCCGTTTGACCGGCCCATAAACCCTTATAAGCTAAATATGGCTCTACACCCCACACTTCAGTTAAACGGCTCTGTAAAGCGCTCTCTATTAGAATATCAGCCATTTTATGAGCAGTCTCACCTAGTTCAGTAAGGTCTAAATGCTTGGTATCCATTATGTAATTTTCAACTATACGGTGAAGCACTGAACCTCTTTCCGCAGCACCATCTCTAATTTTATCCGCAGCTTCAGCTCCAACTCTATTCTTCCAATTTTCTAAAGTTCTCTTTTTCTCTTCAGATTGAGTCGCTTGAAGTATGGTTGTAACCGAAGGTAATTTCTCATTACCAATTGAATATACTCTTTCCCCATTTACCATAGCTCTAGTTGAAGTAGGGTAATCAAATTTTTTAAAAGTCCATTTAGTCATTAGTTATATTTCCATTTCTATATTTATGATTTATTATTTTATTTGCAGAATTTATCTTATAATCAATAGTCATAAATGGTAATATTTCTTTCAAAATAGGTATAGATTTTTGACCTCCCATTATTAGACTATAAATATATTTTTGACGAGGAATATATACCTCACCTTGTTTACCATTAGGTCCTTGAGTCATTTTTGAATTTTTATATTTAGAATAATTAATTTCAATATTAAAAAATTTTTTTAAATTATCTTTAATAAATTTAATTACAGTTTCATTGTAGTTACTAACCTTAATACCATATTGTCTATATTTTTGACTATATCTGAAATGTCCTTCAGCTTCTAAAAAACCCGCAAGATATTCTGTAAATTGTTTTTTATTATGTTTCATAAAACTGCAATTATAATTTTCAATATTTTTTATTTTTAAAATTTCCAAAGCCTTAATTTGTTTCTCTATTAAAAAAGGAGCAACACTTTTACAAAAATGAATAAGTCGTTGTCCAGCTAAACTAGTTTGTTTTCTTTCACCCGATGTTTTTATCCATTCTCTTTTTTCCGGAGTATTTAAAGTAACTGAACTTTTATATAAATTACTTAATTGAAATACAGGTTCTTCATTTAATATCAAAAGAGCATAACATAATTTATTTTTATTTTTTATTTTAAAACAACCATCTCCATCAGCCCAACCAGCAAAATAAGGAAAACTGTATTTATGTTGATTAGCAAATATATTATTCATGATAACTTTATTATTTTTTCTACTTTCGTTTATACCTTTTCTTAATATCATTTAATTATCAATACTTTCTATTACTTCAAATCTACCATCTCTATAAACTATAGCTCTATTAGATTCTTTTATAATATTATATTGCCAGGCCATTGCTTCAATAGTCTTAGCTCTTTTTAATTTTTTACCGTAATTAAAATTTTTAGATAAAGTTTTTAATTTGTCGGAAGCTTCGTTAGGTAAAGATATTTGTTTATATCTTTCCGCATACATTTTTCTATATAGATCAGCCATTAATTTTTATCCTGTAATTTATTTTTAATTAATTCATCAATATCTTTATTATGTTTTCTAACATTGTTTAAAATAGTAATCATCCTGTCAGCCATTTCATAATAACCTGGTGATTCCGCTTTCATTTGATTAGACCAACCAACAACTGCAGAAAAATTTTCTATAGAATTATTTGTCCTATCGCCATCAACATGGTCTGCGTGTGTATCTCCGCTTTTAACATCTATTACTTTATTAGTTAGTTTACATCTAACGTATGGAGTCATAATAGGTGTGCCATCATCATAAAAATCTAATTTACCGGTCCATTGATTAACAGCTTGAAAAGAATCGCTCTCTTTTTCTATTCCAGGCCATATCTTGTTTAACAATTGAAATATTTTTGGTGCGTGTTTTAGTTCCATTTTACCTTCCTGATATTTATGTTTTCTATTTCTTCCATACACATAACTTCTAAATGCTTTTCTAAGTAGTCTTGCTTCATTTATTTTCCTTTCTTTTTTTATTTTACTTGCGTTGTAACAAAAACGATGCAATTTTCTAAAAGTTTTTCTACAAAGTTTTACTTTTATTTTATTTAAACTTTCTTTATTTAAATGATAATGAGCAGTAGATTTAGAGCACCCTACTTGTTTAGCAATATCTCTAATACTCCAACTTGAAAAGTTGTTTCTAACTAACAATATTTTTTCTTTTAATTGTCTTTTTAAAGATAAATGGTTTCTCATTATAATTTAAAAGCTTGCAGTGCATTTTGTTTTTCTTCTGCTTCAACTATTTTTGATAATTGCTTATCAATCTCTTCAATGTGTTGAGGGTGTTCACCAATACCAACAGAATTATTTAAATAAATCTGTATAGTTGCATCAGCTTGTGCTATATCAGCCTCGTATTTCTTCTCGAGTGCTTCCAACATTGCTCTTCTCATTTATTACTCCTCCCTTCTCTCTTAACTTAGATTGTAAATATTCTTTCTGCTTAGTTAACATACCAACTGCATCATTTAGATTTTCATTTTTTCTATTTAAAGTATCTACTTCATCATTTAATTTTTTAATGACTCCATTTAACTTTCTAACTAGTTCAGTTTCTAAAATTAATCTTTCAGTATTTTCTCTATAAGATTTTCTTGTTTCCTCAAAAATATTTTTACTCATTATTTCTCCCTGAGAATTACAAAGTGGACACTGTTGAATTGTTTCCACTGGATTGTCTACTGAGTGTTTTACTTTTATGTACCCATTTCCTTGGCATCTTTGACAAATAATTTTTTCCATTTTTACCTTTCGTTAACTTTATTTCTTTTAGTTTTTTAATTATTTTATTTCTAACCATTTCAGGATCAAAACCAGAGTATTCACAAATAAGATTAAAATCCTCATTAGGTATTAAAAAGTATTCTAACGCAGATTTATTAGTATGTGAATAATATTGACTAAACTTAGCTGCAACAGTGGCTTTTTTGACTAGGTCCTCTATTGCAACAATTAGAACATTTCTCCATAGGTTTCTTACTGGATCTTTTTTTTCAAAAAGACTAAATGTTTTTAAGTTTTCCATTTAACCTCTTTGCTTTCTCGTTGATTAATATATCTAAAGCTTTAGCTCTAGAAATGATAATATTTGGAACAATTACTTTCCTAACTTTATCAAGTTTATCACAACTAGAATGCGATAAAGCCACAGATTTATATTTACTTATATCGGTCATTACTGTATCCTTTCTTAGATTTATATTTTTAATATAGACAGGATTTTATATAATTTTCAAAGGATGTCAATGAAGTTTTTTTTAACAATTTATATTTGTTCAGTGGTTAACCAAAACTGTGCTGAAGTGCCGGTCAAAGATCATGACTATGATAGATTTTATAAAACACACTACGAGTGTGTGCAAAAAGGTTTAGGAGAGTCTTACTCTGTATTATTTGATGGTGAACATTTTACTGCAGATGTAGTAAACACTGCTGAATTATATCCTAAATTTATGTGCGAGAAGGTGGAGGAGCCAAAGGTTCCTGAGGAACCTGCTTAATTAATTTAAACCACTGGTCCCTGAGGCCTGGATCCTTAGTCTTATTATATTCAATTGCTATTTTATTAGCCTCACGGGTTATTCTTTCAAGTACCATTTGTTTTGACATTATTTAACAAATAACTCTTTAACTTTTCTACCAGGTATTCTTGCACTAACGTGTGGTGCATCATCCAATCCATCCATAGAGTCTATATAAACTTCTAACGGACCTGCATGAGTTTGCATTGTTATAAAACAACATCCTTTTGATCTAATATCAAAGTGTATACCTTTAGCATAACGATCCTCAAAGTTATTTTTTTTACGTATTGCCATATGTTCTTTGTCTCTTCTTGGTCTATTCATTTTTTTCTCCTTTATTTCTTTCTAATGTAATAATAGGATACTATAGGATATTTGTCAACCTTTACCTTGGCCCTTGTAACGACGTGTGCGCTTTTGTCGCTTTTCATTCTTGTTTAATGATTTTTTATGTTGACGGCTGCCTCTTTTCTTAGGCTTGTCTCTTACCACATGATCTTTAAATTTTTTAGCCATTATTTAATATAATTTTCTTTGATCCATTTTTTATCTGATTCATCTAACTTTAAATATCTAATACGACCATTAATATGTTGTTTTGTATCATGGCCACAGTTTGTGCATCTATAAAATTCTGAAACGATAGCAACTAAAATTGCTTCTTCCTCACACTCTTCACACATACCATGTACAGTATCTATTTTTTGAAATAACTTTATTGATTTTTTATCTATTATACTCATACTAGATCTTTTGCCTTTCCTATTATTGGTTTGTATTTAGTTTTACCTTCTGATTTATATGCATGCATAAATTGCTCACGTCTTCCTTCTGGAATCCAACTACAATGTATCCATCCCGAGTTAGGTTCTCCTGGTGTGTAGAACTCGAGAATCAATTGATCTGTCTCAAGATTCATTTTAATCCAATCAGCAACTTCAGCATTATCAACTCCAACACATTCGAAGTCAGCGGCCTCAGCTTTTGCATGCTGGCTGTTCCGACTCGATCCTATGGCAAGGCAAAGGTCTTCTGAACGAAATCCTGATGTAACTTTTACTCTACCAAAATGGTCTCGGACAGGTTGCAAAATATTTTCACATAATGCTTTTAGTTTTTCTATTTGACCTGAATTAGGATTGTTATTGATACCTTTACGTATTGCAGTATCAGACTTGATAAGCTCCTGAAGAGAGAAATTTCTTGAAAGATTCATTATTGACAGCTTAAACACTCATCGCTGTCATTGTCAAGATCAGCTAGAGCTTCTTCCTTACAGTCTTGGCTACAGAATAAATCTAATTCTTCTTTAGCTTCAAACTCTTTTTTACATTGGTTACAATTTTTTATCATTCTACTATTTTTTTAATTGCTTTTGATCCATCTATATTTGATTCAAGTTCTGCTTTTACCTTACCACATTTGTATTCGATATTATCATTTGCTGAACGTTCTGCAACACGTTTTCCTTTTAAACAATCTGACATTGCAGGCTGTATTCTATGTTCTGTAAGTTCACCTGCAACAAACATACAAAGTGCGACAACGCTACTGATGACCGTTTCCATTTTGCCTTACCTTATCTTTTAGTTCTTCTACATCATTTAACGCTTTTTCTAATTGCGTTTTTAAAAATTCTATATTAACTTTGTTCGTCATATTTTGTTCTTGATTTGTAATTAATTTTTCTACATCTTCAAACAAAGCTTCTATTAACATAAATTGTTCTTGATCTGTTGGTTTTTGTTCTGACTTTTTAAGTAAATCTGCATTAAATAATTCTCTTGAGGTCT